GTTCGTATGTCTGAAAAGGGCAAAAATGTATTCTCTATCATTGTAACTATTAATCAAACCGCTTCTCGCAATCAAACACGAGACCAAGCATTGCTAGTAGGCTTTCAAGAAAGCGATATTATTCTTGCACATGAGCTAAAAGCAAAAAATAATCGCTACGGCAGTCTTGCAGGTAAGCTCTTAATTGTAAACCTGCATGAAACTTATGACTCAAGAGTATGTGATATAATCGCAGAAGCGCACCAGCAAAATCTTAAAGTAAACTATACGTCTGATGAGTATGATGCAAATGCAGTTCTTCTGAATGTAAAAAGAAAAATGGTGCGGCACAATATTGAAAGACGGTGGATTGCTTGTTTACGTGCTACAGATGTTTTTACCTGCATAAGTGCTACAAATGCTGTGGGATACTTTTCTTTTGTTGATTGGACAGAAGTAAAAGTAATACACCCTTGGAGCACTGAGTACAAAGGGATGAACGACATTGAAATAAGAACAATGGATGATTTTACTGCACAAGAATTAGAAACCGGAATAGTTGGCTCTTCTATAATAAATCGTATTCGAAACGAGAATAATTCTAGCAAGAAAGCTCTTTTCAAAGTAACAAATCTTGTAAAGTGGGATCAAGATAATCCTCTAACTCAAGCACAATTACTTCAACAGTTTTTAGATGCCGGGATAAATGCAGTTGTGATGAATGGAACTTCGTATCCTACAGACGAAGAGTACGATTCTGCTGTAGTAGTAATTGTAGGTCAGTTAGCAAATAGAACAAAAGAATTTAAGGATATTTATACCATGTATTTAAACTTTGGTGCTGACCTTCATGATGCTGCAATTATACAAGCATTAAGACTGTGTGGTGCAAGGCCTTATACTCCCAAACTGTATGTATCCGAGCAAAGATTACCAAAACTACAAGCAGCAATCGCAGAAGAAAACGAGTACTTTACTTTAGACTGGGAGACTCGAGGACCAAAACTTATTCGCAAGCATAGTAAACCTCTCCCAGATAAAGTTGCCGGAGTTGTACGGGAAAGACAAAGAGTATCTCCCAAGTATGTAATTTCAGAGGAAGAGTACGCAGGGCTTATCTGTCTTGATTATCCGATGATTGACACCCTCAATCATGCGGAGACAAGAGGTACAAGAAAGTACGGAGACAAAAATGCAGATTATGTAGTGAATAGTTTGATTAATACTTGGTCAAAAGACCGAGTACAAAAGAATAGAAATATAGTTATTCCCAACAGCGATGGAGTAATACCTCAAAAGGGTATTGCAACTTCTATCCGTTTAGGAGTATTCTACGAAAAAGAAATGACACAGTTTGCAAGCTATTTTGTAGACCCAGAAACTTTTGAAATAAAAGTAGCACTTTGGAATATATTAGCTCGAGAAGAAAAGGATTTATATTATGTCCAGACAGAAAGCAGGACAGCGGCTTAACGCTACAGACTTTTACGCCACTCCGCCGTGGTGTTATGAAAACTTAGATATTGACTGGAACCTATTTTCCTCAGCACATGAGCCGTGTCGAGGAGATGGGCGTATACAGTTCTTTCTCGAAGAAGAAAAAGGGCTTAATTGTACCTATTCAGAAATTACAGAAGATAAAGATTTTTTTGAGTGGAGTGAAGGAACGGATTTAATTCTTACTAATCCGCCTTTTAGTATAGCTCAGGAGTTTATTAACCACGCTCTTGAAAATTGTAATACATGTATTATGTTACTAAGAATTAATTATTTGGGTAGCATTACTCGCCATCCTTGGTGGAAGAAAAATACTCCTATAGCTTTGCATGTTCTTAGTAAAAGACCTAGCTTTACGGGAAAAGGTACAGATGCTACCGACTATGCGTGGTTCGTATGGGATGAAACAGACAGGTTAGATAAAGGAATTTTCTTTGTTACTCCACCTACAAAAGAACAGGCTGCCTTTGCAAATGAGCTTGCTTTGGAAACTCACGCAGAGGATTTAAAAAATAGTTCTTGACATTTTGCTTTGTTTTGAAGTATAATATATTTTCAAAATTGAGGAAAGCTATGTCTGACCGATTTTATATGCAACAACTTAACCGTCTGGGCGTTTGTCCAGGTTCAACTAACAAAAAGAGGAAACGTAGAATGGCATGGGACGACGATAAGAAGGCTCAAGCAGTAGCAATGTATGAAGAGCAAGATCCTACCCCCGAAACGAGCATGGAGATTGTTAAGTCAATCGCAGAAGAACTAGAAGAGTCACCTAACGGTGTTCGCATGATTCTTACCAAAGCAGGTGTATATGTAAAAAAGAGCCCCGCTACTGGTGGGACTAAGCCCTCCGGTAGCACTGGAGGCGGGCGTGTCTCGAAGCAAGCAGCTCAAGACGCTTTGGTTGCTGCTCTGACTGATGCAGGTCAAGAAGTTGACGAAGATGTTATTTCAAAGCTGACGGGCAAAGCAGCTCAATACTTTGCTGGAGTTATCGGTAACGTAGCCGCTAACTAAAAAAGTTTTTACTATAACCACTTCCTTTCGGGGGAGTGGTTTTCTGCTATCTAAAGAAAGAACCTTAGAGTTCAGCAAAGTAAAAAATTTTACTGACCTGCTACCTAAGGAGTATTTGTGAAAAAAGAAGAACTAGCAGACATTGTAAATGAGTATGGTGATGCAATTATTACTTATAGGAGTGAAAACTCAAATAAACTAAAGTATAATGTATGTACCCTGGATTTTTCCACACCATATATACGAGAGAAGAAAAATAGAGCAAAAGAGTCTAACGAAACACTATTGTTATTTTGTTGGGACACAGACTCCTATCGCTTATTAAAACCTGCGAATGTAACTAGTGTAGTACCGTTGTCTTCAGTTTTACAGAACGAGGGCTAGTTATGGAACTACATGAAGCTCCAGAAATGTATGAAAAAGTCATACATTACGATGAAGAAAAAGAAGTTCAAGTCAGGCTAATAGTAAGTAGTTTTAGGGGTATAGAATATTTGCATCTTCGTAAGTACTATCTGGACTTTAACGAAGAATGGAAACCTACCCCTGAAGGAGTAGCAATGCCTCTAGATTTTCACAATTCAAGAGAGCTATTCGTAGGGCTCACAGAGATACTTTCTCTGGCTGAAAGTAAGGAAATTATTGAGGAGCAGTTCCAGGACTTAATAAATAACCTTTACTTAAAATAGTTCTTGACTTTTTCCTAAACTTTTAGTATAATATCTTTTCAAATTTGGGAGATACTATGCGTGATTTTCTTGAAAAGGCGAGTCTAGCTTACTACTCTGGCGCTCCTATTATTTCGGACGCTGAGTTTGATAGTCTTGTTGCAAAGTATTCTTACGATCAGGTTGGGCACGTTGTTACAGACGGGGTGCCTCACTTGTATCGTATGTACTCACTTCAAAAATATTTCGACATAACTGAAGCTGGAAATATATCTGGCTATATTAAAACTCCCAAGTTAGACGGGGCCGCTGTATCTTTACTTTATGTAAACAAACAGTTTGCCCTCGGATTAACTAGAGGGGACGGTAATCTTGGCCGAGATATTACCGACAAACTTGCTTTACTTGTACCTCCAACTATCTCTCTACGGGGAGAGGTTCAGATTACAGGTGAGATAGTTTGCCCTTCGAATGTTACTAATGCTAGAAATGTAGCTTCGGGGTCATTAAACCTCAAAGACATCAAAGAGTTTGAAGCTCGTGCGGAAAACCTTGTTTTTGTCGCATATGACATCCATAAGTCTGGTCTTGGCTACGATCAGTACTCTACTATGTTAAAAGCATTAGCCGATCAAGGGTTTAATACTGTTAATACCTTCGATGCTAGTAACTATCCTACGGATGGTTGGGTATATCGTATTAATAATGTAAAAGCCTTTAATAAGATGGGACATACAGCTCACCATCCTCGCGGTGCTTTCGCTCTCAAAGAGCAGAAAGAGGGTGTACATACAGAATTGCTCGATGTTGTGTGGCAAGTTGGTAAATCGGGTGTAGTCAGCCCGGTCGCCATTCTTAGTCCAGTCGAAGTGGAAGGAGCCATTGTGAGCAGGGCTACTTTACACAACATCGAGTACATTCGCAGCTTGGAGCTAGAAATAGGCTGTACTGTAGAGGTTATTCGAAGTGGGGAAATTATACCTCGAATTTTACGACGTGTAGACCAAAAGAAAAATAATTCTTGACTTTTACCTCAACTTTTCGTATAATATATTTTACTTTTTCGGAGAAACTAAATGCTGCGTGAGATTGTGCCTCCATCAGATTGCCCATCCTGTGGGTCTAATCTTCAGTGGATAAATCAACTTCTCTACTGCAAGAGTACCGTTTGCGGTGCCCAAAAGCAAAAGAAAATCGAGCATTTTGCTAAAACTCTGAAAATTAAGGGCTTAGGCCCTGCTGCTATCGAAAAACTTGATATTCAAGATTTCGACCAGTTATATGAGCTTGATGTAGATTATATTACGTCTGCACTTAACTCAGAAAAAATTGCAATCAAATTAAAGAAGGAGATAGATAACTCTAAGTCTGCTCCTCTTAATTTAGTGTTGCCCGCTTTTGGTATTCCATTAATCGGAAACACGGCAACGAAGAAGCTGTCTGAGACTGTTGAAAATATTACTGAAATTAACGCAGACACTTGTAAGCGTGCCGGATTAGGCCCAAAAGCTACCGAGAATCTTATGTCTTGGCTCTCAAAAGATTTTTATGCTTTTTACGACGGATGTTTGCCGTTTGACTTTAAGTTCGTTACCGAACAGAAAGTAGAGAGAAAAGGAGTAGTTTGTATTAGTGGACGATTGAAGAGTTTCAAAACAAAAGCTGATGCGACTGAAACTTTGTCAAGCCTGGGCTATGAAGTAAAGTCTAGTTTGACTAAAGACGTAACGATTCTTGTAAATGAAAGTGGTATAGAATCCGCAAAAACTAAACAGGCCAGAGATTCTGGCGTAAATATTGTAACTAATTTAAGTGAATTTCTAGGAGAACACTAATATGGCACTTCCTAAGTGGACTGATGAGCGTACCGCTCAACTGACAGCTTTCGTAGGTAGCGAAAGCCCTGTCTCCCAAGACACTGTTGCAGAAGCAGCAGATGAGCTTGGCACTTCTACCCGTTCTGTTTCTAGCAAGCTCCGTAAAATGGGCTTTGAAGTAGAACTGGCTTCTTCTCGATCAAACCGCGCTTTTAGCGCAGATCAAGAAGCAACTCTTGCTGCTTTTGTCTCTGACAACAGCGGTGAGTACACCTATGCTCAAATTGCTGAGCATTTTGAAGGCGGAGCTTTCTCCGCTAAGTCTATCCAAGGCAAGATTTTGTCTATGGAATTGACCGATCATGTCAAGCCTGCTCCCAAGGTTGAGACTGTTCGTACCTACTCTCCCGAAGAGGAGTCTAAGTTTATCTCTATGGTAAATGATGGTGCGTTCGTTGAAGCTATTGCAGAAGCTCTTGATCGCTCTGTAAACTCTGTACGTGGTAAGGCTCTCAGCCTGCTTCGTTCAGGTGAAATCGACGCTATTCCTCGTCAAGAGCACACCAAGGGTGGAGCCAAAGAAGATCCTTTGGCAGACCTCGGTGATGTGTCTGGAATGACCGTTGAAGAGATCGCGGAAGCAATCGGCAAGACTGCTCGCGGTGTCAAGACTATGCTGACTCGTCGTGGCCTTTCAGCCGCTGACTATGACGGCGCTTCAAAGAAAGAAAAGGCTGCTGGTTAAGTAGACTTTCTTTTGAGCAACCGTAGCGGGTGCGTTGCGGTTGCTTTTTTGTGTACTCGGGGAACTTAATTGAATATTGCTTCTGCATTAATCAAACAGATTATTGTGCTTCAGGATTCTGATACCTGGAGTTATCTGCGTAAGCATTATTTACCTAACGAGTACCATACCATCTTTAGTATTATTGATGGACACTCCCAGAAGTATCATGCTGTTCCTACGTTTGAGGATCTAAAGTTTGAGATTCGGGATAGTGCTACGCAAGAAAAACTTCTTGCTATTGAAGCACTTGAAGTTGAAGCAGAACCTTCTATGCTGCTTCAATATCTCAAGAATGAGTACACTCAAAAAGAGATACTGTATTCTCTTGAGAAATATATTGACCATTCCATATCTTTTGAAGATGCGGAAGAGTCAGTATCTCATCTGCACCAGATTGTTCTAGATATAGAAGAAAAAGTAGAGCTAGAGCAGCCGCAGGAAAGTATGCAACGTATTTCCCTGTTTCCTGCAGAAGAGGAATTGGAAAAGTACCTGCCCCTCGGTATGAACTCCGCATTCGACGAAGAATTCAAGTTTTCTCCCCGAGACTTAATTCTTGTCGGGGGTCGCCGCGGGGCAGGGAAATCCATTACTTGCTGTAACATTGCAAATACAGTGTATGAAAGTGGAAAGTCTGCTATCTATTTCACAATCGAGATGGATAGTCGAGAAATTCTACAAAGATGCTGTTCCATTGCGACTGGAGTTCCACACGAGCGTATTCGGAAACGTAATCTTAGTGTTACGGAGTGGGAGCTTGTTGCAGCTTGGTGGGCTAACCGTTTTGTGAACCCAGAAGAAAAATTGAATTTGTACAAAGAACATCGAGACTTTGATCGCCTACACTACGATCTAAAGACTAACTGTGAGCTTCTCCCGACTCAGCAGTTGGATGTTGTCTACGATGCTTCTCTCACTCTTTCAAAGATTCGAGCCGAGCTGGATAAGAAAGTCAAAAGTGCGATGGATGTTGGTGTAATTATTGTTGATTATATCAATCAAGTCAAGCGTTCTAATCTTCCGTCACGCGCAGGTCAGTATGACTGGACTGAGCAGATAGAAGTAAGTAAAGCACTGAAATCAATGGCCCAGGAGTATGAAGTGCCGGTTTATAGCCCTTATCAGATAGATGCTACTGGAGAAGCTCGCTTCGCCAAGGGTATTCTCGATGCGGCAGACGCAGCTTTCACGATTGATACGTGGAGAACTGAAGATGCTATTATGACATTTAATTGTACTAAAATGAGAAGTGGTAAAATGGGAACATTTACTTCTACAATGAATTGGGAAACTCTAAAAATAGGGCCAGAATCAGCACTAACGCCAGATGAAAAAGAAGAAAATGAGCATAAGACTGGCGAAGAAATAAACGACATCTAAAAATAATTCTTGACACTCCTGCTATTTTTTGGTATAATATATCTTCAAATGGCAGGAGTTTTTTATGGGGATTTACTATGGATCAATGGGTCACACTTTCTCAGGAAGAAAAAAGAAAACGTATAATCGACGAAAACATATATCTGCAAAGGCTGGGGATACTACTGGAAATCCCCATAGGCGACGAGAAACCCCCGAGTACCCTTCAGCCCCCGACACAGCTGGAGTTGCCGCTCGAGTGGAACCGCCACGTTACACAGGAACCCTTGTTAAAGGTATCGGAACCATGCATAAGTCCAATGCCGTACCTATTATAGACGAACAACAAATGAAAGAACTAGCGAGTATGAGAAGATGAGTTTAGCACCAAGAGTAGAGGTTAAAGTTGGCCCCTATTTTGATATTCTCGAAGCAGCAATGGCGGAAGGAAATATAGAGCTGGCAGAAACAATGTTAGCTCGTATTTCTTCATATTTTCATCTATTGGATGATGAACATAAAGACTACTACCATGGTTGTCAGTATGCGATTGAAGAAGACTTAGTACATACCTTTGCTGACGGGTATAGCGAAGATGAGTATGATGAGCCTACTGAATATGACGAATGGCAATCTTTTGACTCGGACTGTTAGTGAACGTACAAGAATTACTTGAAAGTAGAAAAGTTCCTTTTACACCCAAAGGAAAGGATTTTGTCGTATCTTGTCTCAGCCCTGAGCATGATGACAGTAATCCAAGTATGCGGGTAGATCAAATTACAGGAATTTTTCATTGCTTCTCTTGTGGCTTCAAGGGAAGTCTTTTTGTGCATTTTGGGGAAAAGGCAAGTTTTTTACACTTACGCAGAGAACTTATTAAGAAGAAAATTCGTGAAAAGAGAGCTGAAAGTGTAGGCTTGTCTTTTCCCCCAAGTGCATTACCTTACGTTGGAAACTGGAGAAATATTAAACCAGAAACCTACCGTAAGTTTGAAGCTTTTCAAGATCATGAACACTTTATTGGTCGAGTAGTATTTCCAATTCGTGACATATCTGGAAAGATTGTAGCATTTAATGCTCGACACATGACTGGAGGTACACCAAAGTATCTCATTAGCCCTCCTGGGGCACGAATGCCTCTGTATCCTTCGAAAGTCACCCCAATACAAGGCAGCGTTATTCTTGTAGAAGGAATATACGATATGATAAATCTGCACGACAAAGGATTGACAAATGCAGTTTGCTGTTTCGGCACAAGGAATATTAACGAAGATAAACTATCAATTCTTCGGCTTCAAGGAGTGGAACAAGCAGTAGTATTCTTTGACGGTGACGAAGCTGGTCAAAAAGCGGCAGCAAATGTAAAACAAATGTGCGAAAATGTTGACCTTGTAACAAGAAACATTAACGTACCTGATAAAGACCCAGGTGGTTTATCAGAAAATCAAGTAGAAAATTTAAGAAAGAAACTTTATTCATAGGAGGAAATTATGGGACTTTTAGCTGGGTGGTTTTTAATTCTCACTATAGCCGGATGTGCTGCAATAGTTTTTACTACTTTTAAAGATTAAGGATAAAATATGACGAGCCCAAAGGTCGCTCTAATAGAGACCAAACCAAGTAGAACAGATTTTAAATATGAATTTGGCGGAGCTTTTGATTTTGACCAGTATCAGTTATGTTCTGATCCTGCCATAAAGAAAGTTCTAAAACGAGACTGTGATATACAAATTGATACAGAGTTATATGACTGGATTATTCTAGTAGGCTCTGATGCACTCAAGTATTTTACAAAAATTAATTCAGTAACAGAATATTCAGGAAAGAAAGTAGAAGGTAAATTTCTGCCTGTTATAAACCCAGCGATGCTTGCTTTTAAACCAGAAGCAAGAAACACTTGGGAATCTTCGAAAGATAATATTATCTCTTATATTCGAGGAGAAATTGAAGAAGTAGTCATAGACAATAATATTGCTTTTGGTATACAAAGTACGGAGGAAGCAAATGCTTTTATCGAACAGGCTATTAGACACGAGGGAGACTATATTGCTCTGGACTCAGAGACTACTGGACTCTATCCTCGGAACGGTCATATGCTGGGTATTAGTCTTAGTTATAATGGGGCTAGTGGGGCTTATATTGACACCGATTGTTTTGATGATGATACTGAGCGATTGCTTCAAGAACTTTTCGATAAGAAGATTGTAGTATTTCACAATGCCAAGTTTGACATGGCATTTTTTGAGTATCATTTTAACTTTAGATTTCCGCGCTTTGAAGACACCATGCTTCTTCATTATCTCATTGATGAGAACCCTGGAGGTCATGGACTAAAGCAGTTATCTTTAAAATACACTCCTTATGGTGACTATGAAAAACCGATGTATGATTGGATTGAGCAGTACCGTAAGGAAAATGGTATATTGAAGGGGGATTTCCGATGGGAGTGGATTCCTTTTGATATAATGAAAACTTATGCAGCAATGGATGCTGTATGTACTTTTCTTATTTACGAAAAATTCGTAAAAATCAAGCAGAATAAGAAGTTAGCATGGGTTTACGATAACATTCTTATCCCAGGTTGTAGATTTTTAATTGATACTCAAGATAATGGCGTACCCTTTGACTATGACCGATTGGAAAAGTCTCAGGTTTTAATGCAACAAGATATTGATGAAGCTATTCGTACTCTTTATAAGAATCCAAAGATTCGTAAGTTCGAAGAAATACAAGGAGCAGAGTTTAATCCAAACAGCACAGTGCAACTTCGAAAGCTACTGTTTGATATGTTAGGCTTAAACCCTACAGGAAAGAAAACAGGTACGGGAGCTGACTCTACCGACGCAGAAGTGTTAAATGCACTATCAGCACAGTCGGAAGTACCTGGACTTATTCTTGATATTCGTCAGAAGTCTAAAATCAAGAATACTTACTTAGACAAGATTATTCCTCAGCTCGATAGAGATAGTCGATTGAGAACAAATTTTAACCTGCATGGTACGACTTCTGGTCGTTTATCAAGTAGTGGTAAGTTAAATATGCAGCAGTTACCTCGTGATAACCCTATTGTAAAAGGGTGTATCAAAGCAGCTCCAGGTCATAAGATTGTGGCTATGGACTTAACTACTGCAGAAGTGTATGTTGCTGCAAAACTTGCAGACGATGAAGCGTTGATGAATGTATTTCGTAGTGGAGGAAACTTTCATAGTACGATTGCAAAAACAGTATTTAAACTTCCATGTGACGTAGAAGATGTCGCAGAATTATATGGAACACAACGCCAAGCCGCAAAAGCAGTAACATTTGGTATTATGTATGGCGCGGGCCCGAAGAAGATTAGTGAACAAGTTACTAAAGATTCAGGCACTTATTTTAGCCAGCAAGAGGCAAAAGAAGTTATTGATGATTATTTTCGATCTTTTCATAAGTTGAGAAAGTGGATTGACAATAATCAAAAATTTATCGAGCACAATGGATTTATTTATAGCTTTTTTGGCCGCAAAAGGAGATTGCCGAATGTCTCATCTACAGACGCAGGCATCAAAAGTCATAGCATTAGGTCTGGTCTTAATTTTCTGGTGCAGTCTACTGCTTCTGATATTAACCTTCTAGGTGCAATAGATATGGGACAGTTTATTAAGTCTCAAAATATGAAATCACGAATATTTGCATTGGTTCATGACTCAATTCTGGCAGAAGTTCCAGAAGATGAAATAGATTTTTACTGCGAAAAGCTTCAAAACTTTATTCAAATGGATAGAGGCGTATCTATCTCAGGAGCCCCTGTAGGATGTGACTTCGAAGTTGGAGATGATTACTCCATGGGCAAATTTGAGAAAATGTATGAAGCGTATTAAAATGAAAGGAGGGGACGAGTACGATGCACTGTCCCCCAAATCTAAAGGTTTATTTAATTGGAGAGCTGGGGTAAGAAAAAAGCTCAAACGTAAATACAATAAAAGATTTCGTAAAATTGATCGTTACCTACAAAGAAATAAAGAAGATTGAGTTTCCAGTTTTTATTCTTCCGAATAGTAATTGGGAACTTATAGATGGGTTACTACTGATAGATAATCAGATTGTAGACGATAAAAATATGCCGGGAGCTTCTCTCGGCATACGTCGTTTACAAACTCATTTTACAGAGTTAGTACCTTTAAGACATTCAATAGATTCGTTAATTGGTATATTAAAACAAACCACAAAGTATTTTATAGATAGTAAGGGAACTCCTTTTATCTATCAAAAAACTATGAATTCATCTTTAAAATACTACAAAATACGAAAAGTTGAATTAAAGGAAAAAGCTTCTGTACTTTGGTTAAAGGATGTTAATTTTCCTTTTACCATACCGCGTCCACCTCCCCGAGAATTAACTTGGGCAGGTGTACTTCATATAGGCGGATTGCCTTGGCTGTTATATGAGTACTCCGAAGAAAAACTAAAGGACACTCGAAGAAAAGTATAATTTTATGTCGAGAAGAAAAAAGACTCTTGCGGGAGCAAATTTAGATTTACAAGAGATCGAACCACTTACAAAAAATCAAGTAATTGCGTTTGAAAGTACTAAAAACTTAATGCTGCACGGAGTAGCAGGAACAGGAAAAACTTTTATATCGTCATACTTAGCATTTGACGATATGACAAAAGGAATATACGAACGGCTCGTAATTATAAGAAGCGCAGTACCTACTCGCGATATAGGTTTCTTGCCTGGAAATGAAAAAGAAAAAGCATCAGTATATGAAGAGCCATACAAAGATATTTGTATAGAACTTTTTCAGAGAGGAGATGCTTATGAAATTCTCAAAACAAAAGGATTAGTACATTTTATGACTACTTCTTTTATTCGTGGAGTTACTCTGCGAAATGCAGTAATACTCATTGATGAGTGTCAAAATATGAGTTTTCATGAGCTAGACTCAATTATTACGAGAATAGGGCAAGAGTGTAGAGTTATCTTTTGTGGAGACTTTCGCCAAGCAGATTTAGCAAAAAACGGCTTAAAAGATTTTGTACGAATCTTAAAAGCTATGAACGAATTTGACTTTATTGACTTCGATATAAAAGATATTGTACGAAGTGAATTCGTCAAGCAATACATAACCGCAAAAACAGATTTAGGCTTATGAAAGCAGTAATTAGCAATAGAATTTATTTGGAAGTAACTCGGGAGTATAGGGAGCATCTCAGTAAAGAGCTGACTTATAAAATACCTCCGCAGAATCCAAATGACCCACCTATTGTTATAAAAAATATGGCACGGGTTCGAGAGAATCTTGTTACCATACCAATCGGAAGAACGGATTTAATACCAAATGACTATGAAATTGTTGACAAAAGGATTAATGTGCCTGTTGATTTTCCTGATTTTAGGTTTGTACTCCGAGAATCTCAACAAGCAGTCTATGACGAACTCGATGATAACTGTATCATCAACGCGTGGGTAAGTTGGGGCAAGACTTTTACGGGGTTGGCGATAGCCGGAAAACTCGGACAAAAAACACTTGTAGTTGTACACACTGTACCACTACGAAACCAGTGGGCAAAAGAAGTAGAGAAAGTCTATGGATTTACGCCCGGAATTATAGGAAGCGGTAAATTTGATCTTGACGCTCCTATTGTAATTGGCAACACTCAGAGTTTATACCGTAATATTCCGAAGATTCGTAAAGAATTTGGAACAATTATACTAGATGAAATGCACCATGTAAGCAGTCCAACTTTTTCCAAAGTTATCGACACAAATTACTGTCGATATAAGATTGGACTATCGGGAACAATAGAAAGAAAAGATGGCAAACATGTAGTCTTTCGTGATTACTTTGGCAGCAAAGTTTTCAAACCCCCGAAAGAAAACTTCATGACGCCAAAAGTACAAATAATAAAATCAGAAATACGCTTTATGGATGGAGCTCGTATTCCTTGGGCAAACCGTGTTACAAATTTGGCGAACAATGAAGAATATCGTCATACCGTTTCACTTCTTGCTGCAACTTATGCAGCCCGAGGTCACAAGGTACTTGTAGTGTCCGATCGTGTGCATTTTTTACGAAGCTGCGCCGAACTGGTTGGAGATAATGCAATTTGTGTTACGGGCGAAGTTCCGCATGAGCAAAGAGAAACACTTCTCAATGAGATTAACTATGGAAGTAAAAACATTTTATTTGGGACTCAAGCAATATTTAGCGAAGGTATATCAGTTAATTCCCTCTCTGTCCTTATACTCGGTACGCCCATTAATAACGAACCACTCCTCACCCAGCTCATCGGAAGAGTTATCCGAGAGCAAGAAGGAAAACAAACCCCTGTAATTGTAGATATACATTTAAAAGGAAATACTGCCAGAACGCAGGCTTCTAACAGAATGGGCTACTACATGAAACAAGGCTGGAAAATTGAACAAATAGGATAGAAAAATAGTTCTTGACACCCAAGTTATTTTTTAGTATAATATATGCTTCTATACGATTGGAAAAAGATATTCACTGTTGCAAATGGCGAGCCATCAGGTATTTTTATGATATTTGAGATGCTGGTTAAGCAAAGTATACCTCGAAATAAGTACGATCCCATTTATAAGTTTTATGAAACAAACTTTGCGGGAGATTCTTTTTTGGTACACCCCGATGTTCTTTTATACAATGCGTTTAGACATTCTCGCCGAGATATTGCAATATACTTAGCTTTTGCAAGTATGCGGTCTCTCGGAGAATACTTCGCCTCTGGCGATATTACACTAGATCTATTGGAAATGCCACTAGATCCCTTTCAACACTTAGAAAACGACGACAGACTACTTTATATGGAAGATGACAAGTTACATTTTCTGTATGAAGAAGTCCCACAGGAGAAAACAGAATGGCATTAAGCTTTAACAAATCAAAGGGCGCTGCTCAAAAATCCAACATTACTACTTATAGCTACCAGGACGGGGATAACTCTATTCGTCTCGTTGGCGATATTCTTGCTCGATACGTGTATTGGGTTACTGGTGAGAACGACAAGAACATTCCTTTGGAGTGTCTGTCTTTTGATCGTAATGAAGAGCGGTTTAATAACAAAGAAAAAGATTGGGTTCGTGAATACTATCCCGATCTGAAGTGTGGCTGGAGCTATGTAATGCAGTGCATTCACAATGGCGAA